CTAGCTGTCTATAAAAAGTTCTGGTGCATTGAATATAATCTCTTCAGATTCTCTTCTTACATTTTCGTTGGGTGAGGTGAGGATTTTTTTCAATAAACGGGGTTTCCCGTCGATTTCTATGACATATTCATCTCTATGGTTTCTAATATATGTCGATGTCTCCCGCGTGAAGCCGCTTTTTTGCAGGAGAATGGTAAGTGGGTTGGTCGTTCCATACTCAACATATTCATACCAATCATTATCCATCTCTTTAATATTGTGCTGTTCCATATACTCTGTAGAAAATTTAAGAAAGTAATTTGCAAACTTGAAGAGGATAATGTTATCAATATTGCTTAGGGTTTCTCCAATTATGATGTTTTTGTGTTCTCGAGAATAATCATATTCTATTAATTGATTATTAAGCCAAACTCCAGAATTAGGATTATTTTCCTTAAACTTTATAGCCTCGTTTATTATGAAACTTAATCCATTTCCTTGGACCCACTGTAATAAGATGACCACGTACCATCTGAGCAAACCATGATTCCCATTTTTACTAACATGACCGAGGGTACTCTTTTCATAAATTTCCCATTTAAAAATTTCGCAGAGTTGTTCTAGAAACGACAAGAGATTTCTGTAATCACTCTCAGTTCTGGAAAGTTTTGGATATTCTAGTCCGTCACGTATTGCTTCTCGTAAGTTAATACCTTGGTCTATTGAAAGATTGATATTATTGTCGATAGGGGCATTGGCTTTGTTAAAGGCGCTTCTAATCTTATCTTCAATTTCAGGAGTAATGAATTTTTCGAATTCCTCTGTTACTCGACTTGTTTTATGTTCGGTAATATCTTTGAGAAGAATTAAACCGAATTTTCTCATCAAGTCAAATTCATCAGCCGTTTGATTTTTGGGGTATGTTAGAAATTCAACACTTCCGTTCATCAGCGATTCAACAATTTTCTTTTTTTGATTTCTAGATAGCTCAGTAACGACTGATAATTTTTGTTCAGGAATTTCATTTGTCAGTAATTCTTCAAATTTTGTTTTTTTATCTCCAGACTGAAGACGAACGAGAAAAACATTTCCATATAGGTTATACGAAATGCGGCCAACCCTTCCAATTAAGTTTTTAAATTCAACTTCATTCATTGAGCTTAGACCGTTTTTATAGCTAGTTACGAAAAGGTTATCTGCTGGTAAGTTTATTCCTTCTACAAGGGTGCTTGTACAAAAAATTGTATTGATTTTTTCTTCAGCATATAATTTTTCAATCTGTATGCGAATATTTGAAGGTAAGTAGCCTACATGATAGGCAACACCTTTTTCAATCAATTCAGCGAGGTAGTAGTCACCATGGACATCTTCACGTATATTTTTTGCGAGCTGTTGAAGCTCTAACAAATTGAGTTTTTTAAGAGGTTTAGCAAATTCACGTGCAAAATTCACTGCTTTGTTTCTTGAATTTGTGTAAACTATATTTTGTTTACCCACACCTATTAGATGTATTATTTCTTCAAGAGTAGTATCTTGCTTAATTGAAGTTATTAAACTTAGTTCTTCAGTGATATCATTAAAAATTTTGACCTCCTTATCGATAGTATCGATGCTAAACTTCACTTGGCTTACAGGTGAATAAGATGAAGCAAATCGCCTAGATTCTAAATTATCAAGATCTGGAATCAGGTTTAAATACACATCTGGATTAGGAATATTTGGTGAGGCAAAGATGATACTTGTTTCGTTTCCGCTGTTGCTTAGCATCCCAATAACTTTGTAATAAAAAGCACTTCTTTTATCTTTAGATGATATTTTATGTGCCTCATCAATAAAAAGAAAGTCGATTGCAATGTCAGGTTGGCTAATAAGTAAATATAAAAAACGCTCTGGTGTTACTACAAATATAAAATTATGTTCTTGTTCTAAAGCAGTTGCTCCCGCGGAATTAACCAATCTATAGTTATTTTCATTTAGTGCTTCTTGTAGATCAAAAATAATTTTACTTGAAACTTCTGTTATTAGTGCTTTTGTTGGAACTAGTATTGCGAAATTCTTTTGATAACCCTGTAATATTTGCTCCTTTATATAAGCGCGTATCACGTAAGATTTTCCCATAGATGTGGGTCCTGAATAGCTGAAATAATCTTTGTCTAAGCTGTCGAAAACTTTTTTTTGAGAGAAGAAGAAGTGCTCGCCAGGGTTTTGTGGCACTGTTAATAGGATTTTAGAATACTGATTATATAAGCGCTCTAAAAGTGTTTCTCCTTTGTATTTTGAAGAAACTAACTGCAAACCACGAAAGTTTGCTGTAGTTGATAAAATTGAACCCATGAAGTAGCGTATATCTTCGTTGTTTGGATACAAGCTATGAAGCAAAACAACCATTTCTTGGGCCCATAATTTATGCTTGTCACCCAAATCTGGTTCTGTAGATTTTGACAATATATCCGCAAAACGCAATGCATCATTTATATTTATTGGTAGTGGCTGAGATTTAAGGCTAAATATTTTAGTTGCATAATTAAATAACACAGATTCATATAGCTCATGCAAGTACTGATTTTTATCAATATCTTTGTAAATGCTATCTCCAAGATTAATATCCATCAATTAACCACCCCCTAAAACTTCTTTCATAATGTTCTTTTTATCACTTTCAGCATCGTTAAAAGGAAGTACATATACATAGAATGAATATCCGGCTAGCCCAGATATATTGATGATTTCAGCTAGTCTTTGGACACAGTGTTCGATATCAAATCTAACTTTTTTTGATGCGCTGACAGCAAATTGTCTAGGTGTCTTACCCGCTGATTGTAAACCTAGAGTATATCCTAAAAAAATTCCATAGGCAGATTCTGGAGATTGAGATCCTCTCTTCTGAGGAATTATTAATGTTTTAATCTTTTCGGCAGTTTCCTCATTGAAATTGCTATTTAGTACATTGGCATCTATCAATTGCAACTGATTTTTCTGTGTCGAAGCAATTTTAATAATGGATTTCCTCACCTCATCGATAGCCTCGCCTAAATCTCCAACTATTGAAGAAGAACCAAAAATTAATTGATATATGTCTATATTATTATCAGTGAAAGAGTACAAATGTATACTTTCAATTTCTGATGGTTCGCCAAGTGTGTTCAATTCCACTTTGCTCATAAGTTTTGGTGCATGTAGAACTTGTTCCAAAAAAGCATAAATTAGTAGTTCACCAAGTTCTTGCCCAGTTCCTTTAACATCAACTTGCCCTTTTTTCAAAAGTTCTTTAAATGCACGAAAAGAAATTGTTTCCTCTTTCCCTTCAGACTTTAGCCCATCTATGGTAGAACGAGAGAAAACATATCTTCCAATGTTATCTTCAATAAATTCTTGAAGGACATCAAAACGAAATGCATAATCTTGCAAAGGTAACTGGAAAATCCTCAACTCGTTATTATTGATTAGTCCTAGAGAAGACGAGTGTTCGACTTCTGTGAAGATATTATCGAAGTTACCACTGATTATCGTTGGGCTAATATAGGAATCACTCATCTAAGACACCTCTCAATTTATTTTTTTATCCTGTCGTCTGCACCGCCTGAACGGACCCAATCATCTATTTCGGATAATTTAAATTTCCAAAGTCTACCTACTTTATATGCAGGTAGATTTTTTTTGTTTATCCATTGTAAAACTGTTTCCCGTCCAACATCTAGATGTTCTTGTACATCTTTTATGGAAACCCATTTTTCTATTTCATTTACCATTCAATCCATCCCCCGGGATAAAACTTACAGTTATTTTCACATCAAATATCCATTTTAGATTTGGGAAGCAGTTGTTACCTTCCTCATCTTGCATTTCCCATTTTGTTCTGAACGTTCCTTCGAAACCCCTTGTATCCAAAATTACTTTTAAACTGACATCTTTTCCTGGTTGGATGCTGGGAATTTCAAGTAAGTTTTTTTCTGCTTTTATTCTAGTATCTTCTGAATTGATAAAGACCAATTTTCGATTTAGCCAATTTCTAGAACCGGTATTGCGTATTATCCATTCGTGAGTAAATTTATGATACATCGGTAAATCATAATTCTTATGCCCTTGGTTTAAGACATCTGCAGAATCCTCCTCATAGTATGGCTTGTTAACTATATATATATCTGGAGAGTCTACTTCAGAGAAAGGAGCATCTAACCCGTTTTGGTACTTTTCAAAAACAATCGATTTGACCTCATCTTCAGCTGATTCTACTAATAATTTGAATTGCTCAGCTATTGCTAAAGATAAAATCTTTGCATGAATTGGTTTATTGCTCGGAATGTCAAAACTCTTCAACAGTTCAGGTATTTTTTCTACAAGAAGATTATCTTCAATATAGTTAGCTAATTCTGCTGTTTTAAAGGGTACAGGAAAACTACCTTTCATATCTTTTGAAAGAGCTTTACCTTTTTTTAGTAATGAACGAGCAGATTCATTGTCAGTAGTAGTATTTTTATAATTCTTTTGGAAGTGTGTACTCCCAGCAGCGTTAAAAAATTCAACGATAAAAACAGCTTGATTTTTTTGCTTTTTTAAGTTGTTGCAAAGCTGCTTAAAGTAGTATTGTGATTTTATCGGAAACACCTCCATCCCACAAATACCTAGTTTGTACCTAACATACCTAAGTTTTGTAAATTCCATACCTAAGTCCCTTGATATACTTAGTGTATAGCAAGGGAATAGGTTCTGTAAGCGTTATTGCTCTTTACTAATTATATCACAAATAAATGTGCATTAACATTTCTAATTATGGATTAATGGTTATTAACCAACTCTAACCCTTGCAAAAAATTAAGTTCATATCAGTGCGCACTGAACAGAACGAAAGAACAAAATCAGAAAGTTTTAACATTAGCTATTTTTGCTTTGAGCAAATTAGCCATTTGACGAAACTTTGATGTTCATTCGTTTATTTCAGTGTGCCTTTTTATCTATCTGAAATTCGATAACACATTTATCTGATTAGCTCCTTTCGTTCTTTGTGAACTTACACAAATTTGAAAGGGGCCATTCAAGATGGTTAGAAAATTTAAGACAAGTAAAAAGAGTCGCATGAGTTACAAGTATTACACGGCGGATGGAAGCGTTATTGAATTCATTCCAAAATCAAAAGATGAAACAGCAATAGTAGAAATTATCCACAGTTGGGATGATGCTGAAGTAGATGCTGGCCGAAGAGAAGAATACCATATTCCAGTTCACTTTGATGGCTATCAGTCATTGGAAGGGGGAGATGCAGCAGCCTTGAATCCATTTTTAGCTGATAACACATACAATCCAAGTGAAGTTATGTTGAAAGCTTTTGAGCAAGAAGAGCGTGACGCTAAAGATGCAAAAATCCGTGAGGTCTATGATGGACTTGAACCTAAGCTTAAAGATATCGCTACCAAAGTTCACATCGAAGGTCGCACTCGTGTTGATGTTGCTGCCGAGTATGGTATTTCAGAAACGATGATTCGTAAGTATTTAGCCAGAGTCAAAAAGATTTTTGAAAAAGAATTCAAATAAAGGGTTCGATTTATCAATCTGACTCGCTTATAAGCAAGAGGTGGATAACAAGCCTCTCAAGAAATGGAGGAAAGCCTATTGATGAAACATAAGGTAAAAATCAACGTAACTGATGTACAAGGTAACAAACATCAAGTTCTAAAAGGTGGAGTTTGCACGCTACCAAAGAAACTGTTGGCATGGTTGCTGGGAGAAAACATGGACATTCTTGTTCTAACCCCATGTAAGTCAGTGCAGTCAGTCGAAATTCATGAAGTGAAGGGAGGAGAAGATTCTGATGAGTCAAACTAAACGATGGTTGGATGTCGTTGAAGATTTAAGACACTTAGCTGATAGCTTGGAATTCTTAATTGCTGGTATGTCAAATGATGAAGTCCAAACTCAACAAACAAAAGAGGACAAGCTAGCCCAAATTAAAGAAACACCCAAAGTTACGCTTGAACAAGTGCGTGGTGCCCTAGCTAGTAAATCGCAAGAAGGCAAAACTGCTGAAGTGCGTGAGTTGATTCAAAAGTATGGGGCAAGCAAGTTGTCTGAAGTCGATGAGGAGCATTTCGTTGACTTGCTCAAAGAAGCGGGGGAGTTGTAATGCCAACACAACACGCACTGCTTTCAGCCTCTTCGAGTTCAAGGTGGATAAAATGTCCACCTTCGGCAAGATTAGCTGAGCAATTTGAAAACAAGACCAGCGAATATGCTGCTCAAGGCACTGATGCTCACAGCCTTTGTGAGTACAAACTTCAAAAGCTATTAGGCAATGAGCCTGAGTATCCAGAACTTCAATATTATGATGAAGAAATGGAAGAATGCTCTGAGGCTTATGCAACCTATGTCATGGAAGAGATGGCTAAGGCAAAAATCAGTACGGCAGATCCAGTTGTTATCATTGAGCAACGTTTAGATTTCTCAAGATATGTTCCTGAAGGATTTGGCACTGGTGATTGCTTAATTATCGCTGATGGTACGCTGTCAGTAATTGACTTGAAGTATGGGGCAGGCATCTTGGTTGAGGCACAAGAGAATCCACAGATGATGTGCTATGCCCTTGGAGCTTTAGAGTTGTTTGATGGCATATATGACATTCACGAAGTCAAGATGACCATTTTTCAACCTCGAAGGGAAAGCATCAGCACTTACACACTCTCAAAAGCTGAATTGCTTAATTGGGCTGAAGAGGTTCTTTCTCCAGCTGCCGAGTTGGCATTTGCTGGAGAGGGTGAGTACCAAGCTGGCAGTTGGTGTAGATTTTGCTCCGCCAAGAATGTATGTAAAGCAAGAGCAGAACAAAATCTTGAGCTTGCCAAATACGAGTTTAAACCACCTGATCTTTTATCCGATGAGGACATAGAAAAAGTGTTATCAAAGGTTGATGACCTAGTAGCTTGGAGCTCAGATGTAAAAGACTACGCTATGCAACAAGCTCTATCTGGCAAGCAATGGAGCAATTGGAAATTGGTCTATGGTCGTTCAACAAGGAAATATTCAGATGAAGAAAAAGTAGCAGAAGTCGTAACCCAAGATGGCTTTGAACCATATGAACAAAAGTTGCTTGGCATTACTGCCATGTCAAAACTGCTAGGTAAAAAGAGGTTTGATGAAATCCTTGATGGATTGATTGATAAGCCACGAGGGAAGTTGACTCTTGTGCCTAATGATGACAAACGTCAAGCGGTTCAAGTAGAAAATGCACAAAATGAATTTAACGATATTACGGAGGAAAAATCACATGAATAACAAAACAAACACCACTAAGGTAGTAACAGGAGTAAATACACGATTATCTTATGCTCATTTATTTGAGCCTGTATCAATTAATGGTGGACCAGAAAAGTACAGTGTTTCTGTCCTAATCCCGAAAGATGACATGAAAACGATTCAAGCAATCGAAAAAGCTATTGATGCAGCAATTGAGGTAGGAATTGCTAAATTTGGTGGGAAAAAGCCAAACAAAGTATCTATCAAGATACCATTACGTGATGGGGATACAGAACGTGATGATGAGGCATACAAAGGTCATTATTTCATCAATGCTAATAGCACTAATCCACCACAGTTAGTGGATAAGCAAGTTAATCCAATTCTTGACCGTTCTCAAGTTTATAGCGGTTGCTATGCACGAGTATCAATTAACTTCTACGCTTACAATTCAAGCGGAAATAAAGGTATTGCAGCAGGTCTTGGCAATTTACAATTTGTCAGAGATGGAGAACCACTTGGTGGCAAATCTAAAGCAACAGATGATTTCACAACCTTGGATGATGAAGATTTCTTGGCGTAAGCAAAATATCAAAAAGTCGATGGTGGCATACCACTGTCGCTTTTTAAGAATGGAGAGATTATATGGAAGAAGAGATTTGGAAGGATATTCCGGGATATGAGGGCAAATACCAAGCAAGTAATCTTGGACGAATAAAAAGTATGAGTCGAATGATATACAGTAAAAACCAAAGTAAATCTTTTTATTGGAACAGCCAAGAACGTATCCTTTCTCCAGGAAGAAGAGATAAATGTGGACATATATCTGTAGTCTTACATAACCCAAAGAAGAGCTTTGGAGTTCATCAACTTGTAATGCTGGCTTTTGAAGGTCCTGTTCCTAAAGGTAAATGTGTTTTACACTCAAATGGAAATCCTCAAGATAATAGGCTTTCTAATCTTAGATACAATACCCAATCCGAAAACATTTTAGATGTGTATAGACAAGGTAGTAGGTGGAAACGTTTCAATATTGAAGATATTCAGGAAATACGTTTTTATTTATTTTGCGGTTTTAAAGTTACCGAAGTTGCTAGAATTTTTGACTCAAGTCATCAGGCTATAAGCAAAATAAAGAATGGGGATAGATATAAATGGTTGAGATAAAGACTTTGAGCATAGATATTGAAACGTACTCGAGTATTAATATTCAAAAATCCGGCTTATATCATTATGTAGAATGTGAAGATTTTGAAATCTTACTTTTTGCTTACTCTATAAACGGTATGGCTGTACGGATAGTAGATTTAGCTAATGGGGAACAAATCCCTGATTTTATATTGAAAGCTATTACTGATGAAAAAGTTGAAAAGTGGGCATATAACGCTAACTTTGAAAGAATTTGTATTTCTAAGTTTTTAGGAATGCCGTTAGGTAATTATCTTAAAGCAACATCTTGGAGATGCACAATGATATGGGCTGCAACACTTGGACTGCCTTTATCACTTGAAGGTGTAGGCGCTGTACTTGGTTTAGATAAACAAAAGATATCAGAAGGTAAAAACCTAATTCGATACTTTTGTGTTCCTTGCATACCAACTAAGGTAAATGGTGGAAGAACTAGAAACTTACCAAAAGATAATCCTAATAAATGGTCTGATTTCAAAACTTATAACATTCGTGATGTTGAAGTAGAACTTTCAATTCAAAATAAGCTCACAAAATTTCCAGTATCACAAGATATTTGGGAGGACTATTGGCTCGACCAAGAGATTAACGATAGAGGGATAGCCCTTGACTTAGAGATGGTTACTCATGCCTTAGCCTTGGATAAACGTTCAAAAATGGCTATATCATCAGGCTTGAAAGACATCACAGGACTAGAAAATCCAAACTCAGTCTTGCAAATGCGTGAATGGTTGATAGGGCAAGGTTTGGAGGTGGAGAGCCTTGGAAAAGAGGCAGTAGCAGAGTTAATAAAATCCACGAATGATTTATCTCTTAAACAAGTCTTATTGCTACGGCAACAACTTGCCAAGTCATCAATTAAAAAGTACCAAACCATGGCGCAGTACGCTTGTGCTGACAATCGGGCAAGAGGACTTTTTCAATTCATGGGTGCAAATCGTACAGGTCGTTTTGCTGGACGTGGTATCCAACTTCAAAACCTTCCTCAAAACCATATGTCCGATTTACCTCAAGCACGTGCGTTAGTTAAGTCGGGTAATTTTGACAGCTTAGAATTGCTGTACGACTCTATTCCAGACACTTTATCAGAACTTATCCGAACAGCCTTTATTCCACGACAAGGCAAGAAGTTCATTGTATCTGACTTCTCTGCCATAGAGGCACGTGTCATTGCGTGGTTAGCTGGTGAAAAATGGCGAGCAGATGTATTTAAGAACGGCGGAGATATCTATTGTGCCTCGGCATCCCAGATGTTTGGTGTACCAGTTGAAAAGCATGGTGTGAATGGCGAGTTAAGGCAGAAGGGCAAAATCGCCGAACTGGCTTTAGGTTATGGTGGATCTGTTGGGGCCTTGAAAGCTATGGGAGCCATAGCAATGGGCTTAGAAGAAGATGAACTGCAACCCTTAGTTAATACTTGGCGAAGTGCCAATCCCAACATCACGGCTCTTTGGTGGTCAGTTGATAAGGCTACAAAAGACTGCATCAAGCAGCGGACAAGAACTCAAACGCATGGCATTGAGTTTAGCTACCAAAGTGGCATGATGTTCATCAAGTTGCCATCTGGTCGTAAACTCGCCTATGTAAAGCCTAGAATTGGTGAGAATCGTTTTGGTGGCGAATCTGTAACCTATGAAGGTGTTGGAGCAACCAAAAAATGGGAACGGATAGAAAGTTATGGTCCAAAGTTTGTCGAAAATATTGTTCAGGCAATTGCTCGTGACATACTTTGCTTTGCCATGCAAAACTTGAGGCATTATGACATTGTCGGACACGTGCATGATGAAATTATTTTTGAAGTTGATATGGATGTAAAGGTGGAAGACATCTGCCAACAGATGAGCCTTTCCCCAAGTTGGGCGAAGGACTTGTTGTTGAATGCAGATGGTTATGAGTGTGAGTTTTACCAGAAAGATTAGTTCAGTCCAGATTTGGACTCAGCTGAATATTCAGCTCGGCTCAAAATTGAGCTCACCTAAACATAAGCTAACAAAGTGATATTTTGTTAGCTTTTTTGCTTTGAAAAACTTTTTGAGTATATAAGGTTCGATTCTATTGAATTTTTCGCTTATCAGTATCAGGTGAAAGAAAAATTTAAATAGAGGGTTTATTTTTGATGATTTTCTTCGCCTGTAATTTAGGAGGGCAAACGGTCACTTCGAACAATAAATTATAGGAGGTTCGTCAAATGAACGAATTACAAGTTTTTCAAAATGCAGAACTAGGTTCTGTACGCACAGTTAGTATTGCAGGTATTCCATACTTTGTGGGTAAAGATGTGGCAGATATCCTCGGATATGTGAATACACGAGATGCCTTGGCAAAAAGAGTGGATGAAGAAGATAAGGGGGTAGCAATTTGCGACACCCTTGGTGGCAAACAGGAGTTAGTGGTTATCAACGAGAGCGGTCTATATTCACTAATCCTTTCAAGTAAACAGCCATCTGCTAAGAAATTCAAACGTTGGGTAACATCTGAAGTGCTGCCGTCAATCAGACAACATGGTGTTTATGCAAGCAATGATTTCTTAGAAAAGTCTATACAAGATCCAGAATGGGCAATTGGTGTATTGAAACAGCTAAAAGGCAAGAATGACGTTATTGCGATGAAGAACCAACAAATCCTTGAAATGGCTCCCAAGGTGAGTTATTACGATTTGATTCTTCAAAATAAATCAGTGGTAAACATCAATCAAATTGCCAAAGATTATGGAATGTCAGCTCGTGCATTTAACCAATTGCTCTTCGATTTTGGGGTTCAGTATAAGCAGGGAAATCAGTGGTTGCTATATCAACAGCACGCACCAAATGGTTACACTCAATCGGTCACTCAATTGGTAAACAGCGGAAAGAAATCAGTAATGCATACGAAGTGGACACAAAAAGGGCGTTTGTTCCTTTACGACTTGTTGAAATCTAAAAATATCTTCCCAATGATTGAGCGAGGTGATGACAATGCCTAGAGATGAAAATTTTAGACCAATGATATTTATCTGTTCACCATTTGCTGGTGATGAAGCTGAAAATATCATTAATGCACAAAAATATAGCCGTTATGCTTTTGATTTGGGCTATTTACCAATCACACCTCATTTGTTATTTCCACAATACCTTAATGAACGTACCAAGCGAAGAGAAAGCATTCATATGGGAATTGTTCTAATGGGGAAGTGTGAAGAAGTTTGGGTATTTGGTAATCAAATGACTTCTGGAATGGTTAGAGAGTTAGAAAAAGCAAAATTATGGCGAAAGCCAATCAGGTTTTTTAACAAAGACTGCAGGGAGGTCAATATCAATGCATAGATTTACTTTATTCACATCAAACACAACAGGCAATGCCAAAAACAGTAACTTTCCAAATAAAGCAGTTATCACTGACAAACAATCGTTGGCACAGACTGTTAAGTATGACCATGTGATGGCTGAATATCAAAACCATTATCGCAAAGGTGATAACTTCATCCAATCAGATGTCATTCCAATGGATTGTGACAATGACCACTCGGACAACGAGAAAGATTGGGTAACTCCGCTTGAAGTGGCACTGGATTTTCCAGATGTCCAGTTTGCCGTGAGTTATTCCCGAAATCATCAAAAAGACAAGGGGAGCAAAATCGCACGACCTCGATTCCATGTCTATTTCCCAGTAAGCGTGATTGCCGATAAGGCAGAGTACATTGCTTTGAAACAAGCGATACAAGCTGAGTTTCCATATTTTGATGACAATGCTTTGGATGCTGCACGCTTACTATATGGCACAGTTCAACCCAATGTTGAAATCTATGAAGGAAGTAAGACGATTGCGGAATATTTGAACGATGACCAGTTCATGCAATGGGATGATGCTCAGAATCAAATCACAGAGGGAAATCGTAATAATGCTATGAGCCATATTGCAGGCAAACTTATCAAGCGATATGGCAATACGGAGTCAAGTAAGGCTGAATTTCTAAAGTTGGCAGTTGAAAAGTGCGTGCCAGAGTTATCTGATGAAGAATTATTGGTGATTTGGAATTCTGCGGTTTCTTTTGGAAAGAAGATAGCCAATCAAGAAGACTACATCCCACCTGAACAGTACAACAAAGATGTTGAACTTGAACCAACTGACTATTCTGATGTAGGGCAAGCTACTGTTCTTGCACGTGAATATGGAACTAAGCTACGGTTCTCACCAGCTACTAAATTTCTTGTTTATAACGGTAGCTACTGGGAAGAATCAGAACCTAAAGCCCAATCAGTGATTCAAGAGCTAACAGAGCGACAGCTTGAAGAGGCAAACGCTGAAAAAGAAAAACAGATGCAAGTTATGAGTAAGAATGGAGCATTTTCGCTGCTGGCTACTCTTGGACCTAAAAAAGCCCAGGCTCAATTCAATAAAGCACAACAACATTCATTTGACAGGTATTCAAAGGCTTTAGAATATGAAAAATTCGCAATTAAGCGTAGGGATTCTAAATATATCAGTAGTGGTCTAAAAGAAGCACAACCTATGCTTGAAATTGACCCAAAGGATTTAGATAAGAATGCTTTTTTGCTCAACACACCCAACCTTACATTTGATTTGAAAACAGGGAAATCTTTAAAACATGATCCAGAAAATTTTATCACTAAGCAAACATTGGTAGATCCAAGTGATGAAGGGATGAATCTTTGGCTTGAAGCGATTGAAGGCTTTTTTACCAATGACAGGGAACTTGTTGATTACATTCAAGCCAATGTTGGTATGGCTTTTATTGGGAAAGTGTTAAAAGAGGCCTTATTCATTGCTTATGGAGAAGGTGGTAATGGTAAATCGACTTTTTGGAATGTTATTGCTAAAGTGACTGGCACATACAGTGGGACTATTTCTGCAGATATTTTAACAGTGAGTTGTCGAAGAAATGTAAAGCCAGAGCTTGCAGAGGCCAAAGGAAAACGGTTATTGATTGCTGCCGAATTACAGGAAGGAATGCGACTTTCAACTGCGAATGTTAAACAGCTGTGTTCTACTGATGAAATTGGTGCTGAAAAGAAATTCAAAGACCCATTTAGCTATACACCCACCCATACATTAGTGCTTTACACCAATCATCTACCAAAAGTTGGAGCCACTGATGATGGCACTTGGCGAAGGCTGATTGTTATCCCTTTTACAGAAAAGATTTCAAGGGATAAGGATATCAAGAATTATGCTGATTATTTGTATCACCATGCAGGTGGTGCAATTCTCAAATGGATAATCGAAGGGGCTAAAAAGGCAATTGAGCTTGATTACCATATTCCAGTCCCCCAAAAAGTTCAAGAAGCTATTCAAGAATACAAACAAAGCAATGATTGGTTTGGACAGTTCCTTGATGAATGTTGTGAAGTAGGTGATGGCTTAGAGCAAAAGTCTGGTGAATTTTATAGCGAATACCGTGCCTATTGCGTTAGAACTGGAGACTATATTCGTAATAAAGCTGATTTCAACACTGCCATTCAACACGCAGGTTTCATCAATCGAAAGCGTAAGAATGGGGCATTTATCATTGGCTTAAAGCTAAAATCAGAGTTTGAAATGTAGAAAGGGTGACGGAGTAGATGATTATTTACCTATATTATCTATAGAAGTAATTTTTAACTCTCTATATATTAATATAAGCAATTAATCATCCCGACTGTCACCAAAATAAAAGAAAAGAGGAAATAACCTATGAAACATAAGGATTTACAAGAAACAATAACAATTTGCACTTTTATGGATGGTGTGCAAGATTATCAAGATTTTGATGTTACTGATGATGTTGATTACCGTTTAGCCTTGTTGACAACACTAAATGAATTAAGACGAGCTATCGACCGACACTCTTTGAATGGCATTATTTATCGTAATTCAAGAAATATGAGCGATGAAGATATTGATGAGTTCTTAAACAGTAGTTTTCCAAAGGAACTATAGGATGCTTGAAAAGAATATCGAAAAAGGACTCAGAAAGGCAGTTATTGAAAAAGGCGGTCTTTGTTTGAAATTCGTTTCACCGAGTATGGCTGGTGTTCCCGACCGTTTAGTCTTGATGCCGTATGGCAAGTTAGGATTTGTCGAAGTAAAGCAAAAAGGGGAAGTACCACGCCCACTTCAATTGATGAGAATGAAACAACTTAGCAAACTAGGATATCCTTGTTTTGTTCTTGACGATATTGGACAAATACCAGAAATAATAAAAAAGATTGGGGGTGATGCCACATGAAGTTCATACCACACGATTATCAGAATTTTGCAATTGAGCATATCAAGAACAATAAAATTTCTGCCTTATTCTTGGATATGGGCTTGGGTCGGAAAAACAGTAACGACCTTAAGTGCCATAAAAGATTTGATGTTTGATGATTTTGAAGTCAAGAGAGTATTAATCATTGCACCACTTCGAGTAACCGCCAATACATGGCCGAGTGAAATAGAAAAGTGGAATCACCTGAAAGACTTAACCTATTCAGTCGTTCTAGGCACACCTACTCAACGGAAAGCAGCACTAAGCAAGAAAGCCAATATCTATCTAATCAATCGTGAGAACTTGGATTGGTTGATTACCAAGTCGGGATTTTCTTTTGATTATGACATGGTTGTCATTGATGAGCTGAGTAGCTTTAAGAACTGGAATGCCAAACGATTCAAGAGCTTTATGAAAGTTAGGCATAAGGCAACAAGGATTGTTGGTTTGACAGGTACTCCAAGCTCTAATGGTTTGATGGATTTGTTTGCCCAGTTCAAGGTGTTGGATATAGGTGAGCGATTGGGTTATTACATTACCCGCTATCGTGAAACCTACTTTGAGCCAGACAAGCGAAATGGAATGCAGATATATTCTTGGAAGCCAAAACCAAATGCTGAAGAAGCAATCTACGACAAGATTTCAGATATTACGATTTCGATGAAGTCAGCTGATTTTCTTGATATGCCTGAATGCCTCATTAACGAAGTAAGGGTTGAGCTTTCAGAACAAGAGAAACTTAGTTATGAGCGATTCAAAGCTGACCTTATCTTACAACTCAAGGATAAAGAAATTGATGCTGCTAACGCTGCTGTCTTATCCAATAAACTCCTTCAAATGGCCAACGGTGCAATCTACGATGAGTTGGCAGAAAGTCATCAAATTCATGACAAGAAGTTGGATGCCCTAGAAGACTTGATTGAAGGAGCAAATGGCAAGCCACTACTCATTGCTTACTGGTTTGCACACGACCTTGAACGCATCAATGCAAGATTCAATGTCAGAACAATAAAAACCAATCAAGATATCGAGGACTGGAATAATGGTGAGATACCTGTAGGAGTGATTCATCCAGCCAGTGCTGGACACGGTCTCAATCTTCAAGCAGGTGGTTCAACGTTGGTCTGGTTTGGTCTAACTTGGTCATTGGAACTCTACCAACAAACCAATGCAAGACTTTGGCGACAAGGTCAGTCATCGGAAACTGTAGTCATTCATCATATCATCACCAAAGATACGATTGATGAAGATGTCATGCGAGCATTGAAAGCAAAAGACAAAACACAATCCGATTTGATAAATGCTGTTAAAGCAGAACTTGGAAGGGGAGATTAAATGACACCAAAAGAATATTTGAAACAGGGTTATCGTTTGGACAAGCGGATTGATTCGATGTTGTTAGAAGTGGAAGAGCTTAAGTCAATGCTTTATTCGATTCCAAGTCCACAATACGGTGAGCGAGTCCAAACTACAAGAAACACTGATGCACCCTTTCTTAGAAAGCTCATCAAGGTCGAAGAATTTGAAACAAAAGTCAATGAGCAGATTGATAGATGTGTGGCACTGAAAGAACAAATGGGACAAGCAATCAGTACCGTGCAAAACGCTGATGAAGAAATGGTATTGAGGTATCGATACATTCACGGTAAGACTTGGGAACAAATCGCTGAAGAGTTATATGCAGATGTAAGAACGATATATCGTTGGCATTCTTTAGCCTTGAAAAAGATGCGACTTCCTGAGCATCCAATCAAAATACAGTAGATTGTCATTGTTTGTCAGTAAATGTCAGTGAATGTCCGTATGGAAATATGTTATTATTAGGATAGCAAAAATTGCAAACCGATACTCACGCAATACCAGCAATCGAAGTATCAAATAAATAACCAAGCCTTTGAGGAATAATTCTTCAAGGGCTTTTGTTATGCAAAGAAAGGAGAGCCGATAATGCCAATGAAACCAGCTAAACCCTGTAAGTTTCCCAGCTGTCCGCGCCTTACGCATGACACCTATTGCGAAGAACATAAAACACTTGCGAGGAAGCGTTACGAGAAGTATGAACGTGATCCGGAAACCAACAAACGTTACGGCAGAGCTTGGAAAAAGATACGGGCAAGATACGTGGCAGCTCATCCTTTATGTGAGATGTGTCAGGAAGAAGGGCGCTTCACTTCTGTCGAGATTGTCCATCACATCAAAGAATTAAGTGATGGTGGAACGCATGATGAAATTAATTTGATGAGCGTCTGTAAATCGTGTCACTCGAAAATTCATATGATACGACGAAATACAAAAGATAAAACAATCATGTAAAAAATAACAAAGGGGAGGGGCGTTCATTATCTCTAAACCCTTTCAAACTGGGCAGCGCGCTAGGCTCTCACGCGCAAAAAGTTCAATTCAAACACCCTATTAACCCCAAGCAAAAAAAGGAGGCGAGAACAATCGCAAGAGACGGTACAAACAGAGGCGGTAGACGTGCGAAGGCAGGTTCTAAACCAACGCCTCTAGCAGATAAATTAGCAGCCGGTAAGTCCGGCAAACGAATCGAAATTCATGAATTTGAACCTGAGACACTATTGGTCGGTGGTGATATTGGTGAAGGGGCTGACCTTGAAGGAATGGATATGCCAGACCCAAGTGAGTACCTTTCTGCAAAACAAAAGGACGGCACAACTTTGGGAGCGGACGAATTATTCCGTGAGACATGGCTGTGGCTTAAGGACCGTGGTTGTGAGAAGCTCGTCAGCCCACGGGTACTTGAAAGTTATGCTCAAGCCTTTGCTCGTTACATTCAGTGCGAACAAGCCGTCAGCCAATACGGTCTGCTAGGCAAACACCCAACAACAGGTGGTGTCGTGACGAGCCCGTTTGTAACGATGAGCCAAAGTTTTCAAAAGCAAGCCAATCTCCTCTGGTATGAGATTTTCGATATTGTGAAACAAAACTGCACGACAGATTTTGAAGGCAGTCCAAATGATGATGCAATGGAGCGATTGCTCCGTTCGAGGAAAGGAAATTAAACCAATGATAGAAAAAGTAAATCCGAGCCATCCAGATAAGATTGCCGACCGTATTTCTGGGGCAATCGTGGACTTGGCTTACCAAGAAGAAACAAATCCAAAGATAGCAGTTGAGGTTTTAATCGGACATGGAATCTGTCATGTGATTATTGAAACCTCGGCTGCTCTTTCTTTTGAGGAAGTAAGAAAAGCAATCAAGCGTATTGCGGGTGATGTGAAACAAGATATTGTGGTCGTTCCTCAAGATGAAGAACTTGCAGAAAATCAAGCGGATGCAATTCGCTGTGGTGATAATGGCATCTTCAAAGGAGTACCGCTCACCGATGAACAACTACAACTCTCGAAAATCGTCCGTGAGCTTTATGAAAAATATCCGACTGACGGGAAGTTCATTCTTGATAGTGAACGTTTGATTATCTGTCAAAGCCATGCGAAAACATCTGGCCTTAAAGCATTGTATCAATTTGCTCAAATCAATCCCTTACGCGATTGGACTGGTGGCACTGATGTTGATACAGGAGCGACCAACCGCAAACTTGGTTCAGACATGGCTGATTCAGTCACAGGTGGAGGGTTGCATGGTAAAGACTTATCCAAGGCGGATGTATCAATTAACATCCACGCATTCCTCAAGGCCCAACAAACAGGAAAGCTAGTTGAACTAATCTGTGCCATTGGTGATGAGGAAGTTGATGGCTTGCCTTACTCGGTAATTGTAGAGGAAGCGCGTGACTTCGTGAATCAACTAGGAGGTTTCGAGAAGTTAGCAGAATGGGGGTTGTTCTAATGCATAGCCCTGAGAAATTAAATTGGATAGATGAACACCTGAAAGCGATAGGAGTAAATTCCTATCGTTTTTGTATTGAGAATGATTGCTATGTTTGTGATTTAAATGGGAGGTTTTATTCCGTTTGCAAGCGACAGTTTTCTAGGGCTGGAAATCTGATTGAGCAGTATCGAATCAACCGGTTGAAAGGCTCAGTTGATAAGTATGGTTATTCAGTGTATCGCATGGTCATTGAAGGAAGGAAGAAACATGTGAAAGGTCATCGGTTGATGATGAATGCATGGGTGGGAGAAGAACCTGATTTGGTGGTTAATCATATTGATGGTAATAAACAAAACAATCGTTTAGATAATCTGGAGTGGTGTACGGTTGCTGAAAATAATGCTCATGCTATTGAAACAGGATTATTCGATCCCCGAGCTACGAAGCGAACCTACAAAATTCCAACCTGTGATTGGGTTGGCATCTATATTTTGAATAGGCACTGTGGTTTTTCGCTGTCTAGATTAGGTAGAATGAACGGTTGCACCCATGACACAATAAAGGGAGTGGTTCAACGAGTGGAAACAATGCTTGGAAAGGAGTTGTCTTATGCCCATTAAAGAAACTAAATACTACTTAGCTGACATCAAAGAGTTAACCCCATACATCAATAACGCTCGTACTCATGATGATAAACAAATCGCTCAAATTGCGGCATCAATCAAAGAGTTCGGTTTTTTGTCACCTATTGTAATTTCTGAGGATAATACCATCTTATGCGGACATGGTAGATTTTATGCTGCTCAGCGCTTAGGTCTAGATAAAATTCCTTGCATTAAAGAAGAATACTTAACCGAAAGTCAGCGAAAGGCATACATACTAGCCGATAATCAGTTGACATTGAACGCTGGGTGGGACACCGATTTGTTGAGTATCGAGTTGTCTGACCTTCAAGGTGCCGACTTCGATTTGGACTTACTCGGATTTGATGCTGCTGAGATTGACCAGTTACTGAATGGCGATGCGGAAGCACAAGAAGATAAGTTTGATGTGGATGCCGAACTTGAGAAACCAACCTTCTCGAAAACCGGGGATTTGTGGCTGCTTGGCAATCACCGTCTTGTTTGCGGGGACAGCACCAAGCAAGAAACCTATGATGTTCTGATGGACGGAAAACTTGCCAACCTAGTGGTGACGGATCCTCCTTACAATGTGAACTACGAAGGTAGTGCAGGCAAAATCAAAAATGACAATATGGCAAACGAGGCGTTCTACATATTTCTGTATGACGCTTTTTCTTGTATGGAAAAAGCAATGGCTGACGATGCCAGCATCTATGTTTTCCATGCGGATACGGAAGGTTTGAATTTTCGTAAAGCATTTGTGGATGCCGGCTTCTATCTTTCGGGTACTTGTATTTGGAAGAAACAAAGCTTGGTGTTGGGACGTTCACCGTATCAGTGGCAACATGAGCCAGTCCTCTATGGCTGGAAGAAAAAAGGGAAACATCAGTGGTATACAGGGCGCAAAGAGTCGACCATTTGGGAGTTTGATAAACCTAAGAAAAATGGTGATCACCCAACGATGAAACCTATTCCCCTACTTACTTATCCAATTACGAACTCATCACTCAGCAATTGTATCGTGTTGGATATCTTCGGGGGAAGTGGTTCAACCCTGATTGCATGTGAGCAGATGGACCGTATTTGCCACACGATTGAACTCGATGAAAAGTTCTGCGATGTGATTATCAAACGTTACATCGAGCAGGTTGGCAGTGATGCTGAGGTATCTGTGATTCGAGAGGGCAAAACGATCGCATTCACTGACGTAGAAAAGCCTAAATAAAGAGCGTATCACTTGCTATTCATCCCTTTTAGAGTGATAGATAGACTACCAAAAGAATATGGAGGATATGATGATGTTTCCAAATCATAAGCAAGTTGAAAGTATGAAGAAACGTTACCCTGAAGGTAGTCGTGTAGAACTCGTCAAAATGAATGACCCACAAGCGCCACCAGTTGGCACACAGGGCACGGTAAGAGGTGTTGACGACACAGGTAGCTTACTAGTGAACTGGGACAACGGCTCAAGCCTCAACGTCCTTTACGGGGAAGATGCGGTCCGGTACATTATTCCTGACTTTGAATTAGTCTATCAAAACGGGAATCGTGAAAGCTATGAAACATTTAAAGAGGCTTGGGACTATGTCAGTTACATGGTGAGCAATCACGATTTGGTCTGGGTTGACCTTAAGTCAAAAGGAGCAGAAACCATCCGAGTCAGAAAGGGACTTTAACATGGCAGTTAACAAACGTAAGATTTACAACATCGCCAAGCGATACATCGTTGGATTGCCTGAACGTGGAGATTTGAAGGCGCATAACAGCGACCGCGAAGACTTCCTCGACATTGCCGTGTGGAGCCTTGAGGACGCACTCATTGCTGCCTACGAGCAAGGCAGAAAGGATGGGCAAAATGAATCCAAGAATTAAGGAGCAGATCATAGCGATTCGAGATACTGGATTAACCAATATGTTCGACACGCTTTATGTTCAACGCCTAGCCCATGAGCGAAACTTCTTTGACCTCGTGCTTTTCATCGAGGACCACAAGAAGGAATACATTCATTTCATCATGACTGGGGAAGAATAGAAGATTTTGGAAGGCTGCTTAGGCGGTCTTTTTACTACACAGAGAAAGGAGTGGTGCGGTTGCCTTTGAAGAAATATAAGCCGACCAAGTTTAAGGCAAAGACCTCAAAGTACGACAAGGACTTAGCAGATTATGCTGTGAACTTCATCGAGTGCTTGAGCCATACCAAAGGAACGTGGGCTGGCAAACCGTTTGAACTTCTTGATTGGCAAGAACAAATCATCCGTGATTTGTTTGGAACAGTTAAGCCCAATGGCTATCGGCAGTTCAACACAGCCTACATCGAAATCCCTAAAAAGATGGGTAAATCCGAGTTAGCAGCTGCGGTTGCTTTGTTGCTGACTTGTGGTGACGGAGAAGAGCGTGCCGAGGTTTATGGCTGTGCAGCTGACAGGCAACAAGCCTCAATCGTTTTCGAGGTGGCAGCGGATATGGTTCGGATGTGTCCAGCACTCAATAAGCGAGTAAAAATCCTTGCCTCTCAGAAACGAATCGTCTTTAAGCCAACGAACAGCTTTTATCAGGTTTTATCAGCGGAAGCTTATTCAAAGCACGGTTTCAACATTCATGGCGTAGTCTTTGATGAGTTGCACACTCAACCCAATCGTAAGCTCTTTGACGTTATGACCAAGGGTTCCGGGGATGCCAGAACGCAACCTCTGTATTTCTTGATTACGACTGCAGGCACGGATACCAATTCCATTTGTTACGAAACGCACCAGAAGGCACTTGATATTATTGACGATCGTAAACATGACCCGACTTTTTATCCGGTGATTTATGGTGCAGATGAAAGTGATGATTGGACTGACCCGAAAGTTTGGAAGAAGGCGAATCCGTCTCTGGGTGTTACGGTTGGTATTGATAAGGTCAAGGCAGCTTGTGAGTCAGCCAAACAGAACCCTGCTGAAGAAAACTCCTTTAGGCAGTTACGCTTGAACCAATGGGTGAAACAAGCCATTCGGTGGATGCCAATGGATAAATGGGATGCCTGTGGGTTCAAGGTGGATGAGAAGTCACTTGAAGGTCGAGTTTGTTATGGTGGCCTTGACCTTTCAAGCACGACCGACATCACATCCTTTGTTTTGGTCTTTCCACCAGAAGATGAGGATGATAAATTTGTCGTTCTTCCTTATTTCTGGATTCCAGAGGACACACTCGACCTTCGTGTGAAACGTGACCACGTTCCCTATAACTTATGGGAAAAGCAAGGTTGGCTCAAAACCACAGAGGGAAATGTCGTTCATTACGGATTCATTGAAACCTTTATTGAGGAACTCGGAGAAAAGTACAACATCCGCGAAATCGCCTTTGACCGCTGGGGCGCTGTGCAGATGGTTCAGAATCTCGAAGGTATGGGATTTACAGTTGTACCGTTCGGACAAGGGTTCAAAGACATGAGCCCTCCCACAAAAGAGTTGATGAAACTGACACTTGAGAAGAAAATAGCTCACAGTGCACATCCAGTCCTTCGCTGGAACATGGATAATATTTTTATTCGAACTGATCCAGCAGGAAACATCAAAGCCGATAAAGAAAAATCGACTGAGAAGATTGATGGGGCGATTGCGACCATTATGGCACTGGATCGAGCGATTCGCTGTGGGAATAATGATAAAGCTAGTGTGTATGATGAAAGAGGGTTACTAATTTTATAAATGGTATAATTATCGCAAATTGTAAAATGAAGTTAGCCACCCTGAGAGCATGAAAAAACATCATGAAATGTTAGACTTGTAGTTGCTAAAAAACAAAGTCGAAAGGTTTCATGATGCAAGACAATTATACCTCAAAAGGTAAGCATTTAACAGAGTCAGAACGTCTCCTTATTGAACGTTGGCACAATAAGGAGAAAATCAGTAACCGAGAAATCGCAAATCGTCTTGGTAAAGCTCCTCAAACGATTCATAACGAGATAAAACGAGGAACAGTTCAACTCAAGTATAAGACCAAGTATTCAGCGAAAATTGCTCAAGAGAGCTACAAGACTTTAAGAAAACACTCTAAACGTGCCACAAAGCTGAATACTCAATTGGACGAGAAAATCTCCAAAGCAGTGAAAAACAAGCTTTCTCTCGAAGTCATTCATCAAGAAATCAAGGGTGTGGTTTGTTTACGTACACTTTATAACTGGATAGCCTCTGGTATTCTTTCGGTGTCCTACCACGAACTGCTTTATCCTCAGTATCGAAAACCTAAGAAACAGCGTGTGAAACAGCCTAAATATATGCTGGGTCTATCTATAGAGGATCGTCCTGAAAGTGTTGATGACCGTTCAGAATATGGGCATTGGGAGATTGATACGGTACTTCTGACCAAAGAGAAGGGCGAGTGTCTATTGACACTCACCGAGCGCAAGACACGCTTAGAAATCATTCGGCTTATCCCTGATAAGACCTCACAATCTGTCAATCGAGCTTTAAGGGAAATCGAATTCTCTGCACTTTCTGTAACCTCAGATAACGGCAGGGAGTTTGCTAAACTCTCAGAAGCGCTGGATTGTCCTGTATACTACTGTCATGCTTATGCCAGCCACGAAAGAGGAACAAATGAAAATCACAACCGGATGATACGTAGACATTTACCTAAGGGCACAAAGAAAACCACGAAACAATTCGTGGCTTACATTGAGAACTGGATGAACAATTATCCAAGAAAAATGTTCAACTTCAAGACACCAAATCATATGTTAATTGAAGCGTTCTAGTGGCTAACTTGCACTTGCAATTTGCGAATGGTATAATTATTTTGGATAGGAGTTGTTTACAGTGGAAAAAAATATGATGCAAAATATTATTGGAAGTAATTATACTGAAAATCCTGTGTTAAATTACTTGAATTACTGGATTCAAGGGGATGAAACATATCCAAATTTCATAGATAAAGATGAATGGAGAAAAAAATATGAGGTTGATGTAAACTGGCTCGATGGAGATTTACATGCAGATACACTGTTATCTTTTGGTGGTCCATTAATGATGGCGGTTAATGTTTTAAAAGATAATAAAAAATATCCTAGTAATTTTTATAAAAATAACAAATATGGAAATCCAAGTAAATTTATACAAATTATTTCAAATGATATCAATAACATCCTACCTAGAGGGAATAAATTGGTCGAAGAAATTTATAAGTTTTCTGAAGTTGCTTGCAATAGAGAAAATGTTATACGACTTCCCAATAGATGTATGCAAAAAAGAGGTCTATCCCCATACTTTGATCAAATGCCCAAATTTTTATACGAATGTTTTTCAGGTGGTGCATTTTCAAGTAATTTTAAAGATGATGAAAATTTTAAAAAATGGATTAATGAAGAAAGTCTAGAATGTTTTTTTGTAGACGGAATTATATCTAAAAATACCATTAAACCTTTGTTATCTAAACTGAAACCGAGTGATTCTGCATGGTTGATTGAAGAAGATGATTTGCTCGAATTGTTTCAAAATTATAATGAGTTACTTTTATTACGTAAACAATTACTAAATATTTAATATAGTTGTAGCATCTATCAAGTGAAGTAGGTGCTTTTTCATACCCAAAATTAGAAAGGACTGAAGTCATGAGCTTATTTAATATTTTCTTCAAATCAAGAGATAAACCAAAGAACCAAGCTATAGGTGGTGGACATCGTTTTCTATTTGGTGGCACAACGGCAGGAAAAGTCGTCACTGAACAAAGCTCCATGCAAATGACGGCAGTTTATTCATGTGTACGGATACTAGCTGAGGCAGTTGCGGGTTTGCCACTGAACGTTTATCAATATCAAGAGAGCGGTGGCAAGGAAAAAGCAATTGACCACCCACTTTATTTCCTACTTCATGATGAGCCCAATAGTGAAATGACGTCCTTTGTTTTTCGAGAAACACTGATGACACATCTTTTACTATGGGGGAATGCATACGCTCAGATTATTCGCAATGGCAAAGGTGAAATTTTGTCACTCTACCCATTGATGCCCAATCAAATGAAAGTGGAACGTGATGAGCGTGGTAATTTATCTTATATCTATACCATTGACGGAAAGTCTACGAATCTTCGTGCCACAGATGTTTTGCATATTCCCGGTCTTGGCTTTGATGGATTAATCGGTTACTCCCCGATTGCCATGGCAAAGAACGCCATTGGTCTTGCGATTGCGACCGAAGAATACGGGGCGAAGTTTTTCGCCAATGGCGCCAATCCCGGTGGTGTTTTGGAACACCCGGGGACACTCAAAGACCCTGTGCGTATTCGTGAAAGTTGGAATGCGACATTCGGGGGTTCTTCCAATGCGGCTAAAGTGGCAGTGTTAGAAGAAGGAATGAAGTATACACCGATTTCCATTAGTCCAGAACAAGCCCAGTTTTTGGAAACAAGAAAGTTTCAAATCAATGAAATCGCTCGGATTTTCCGAATTCCCCCTCACATGGTTGGCGATTTGGAGAAGTCGAGCTTTAGTAATATTGAGCAACAGTCACTAGAATTTGTGAAGTATACCTTGGACCCTTGGGTGACCAGATTGGAACAATCTCTCACTCGTGCATTACTCAATGAGGAGGAAAAAAAGGATTATTTTATCAAATTCAATGTTGATGGATTGCTTAGAGGAGATTACCAAAGCAGAATGAACGGTTACGCAACAGGTAGACAAAATGGATGGATGAGTGCGAACGATATCAGAGAACTCGAGAACCTCGACCGTATTTCAGAAGAGGACGGTGGGGATTTATACCTTGTGAATGGCAATATGATGCCACTCATTTCTGCGGGGAGTGCCTATCGAAGTTCTGGAAAGGAGGAAACTACAGATGAGAAAATTCTGGAAGTGGAAAAATCAAACAACAGTCAATCAAGAAACACAGGAAGAAAGTCTTGAACGGACGCTTTTTTTGAATGGTCAGATTGCAGACCAAAGTTGGTTTGATGATGAAGTCTCGCCACAAATGTTCAAAGATGAATTAGTGAGTGGCAAAGGAGATATTACCGTTTGGATTAATTCTCCGGGTGGCGATTGTGTGGCTGCCAGTCAAATCTACAATATGTTGAAAGACTATAAGGGAAACGTTACGGTCAAGATTGACGGCATTGCCGCCAGTGCAGCAAGTGTCATTGCCATGGCAGGAGATAAAGTGTTGATGTCACCAGTCGCCATGTTAATGGTTCACAATCCCTCAACCGTGGCTTTTGGTGAGAAAGTAGACATGGAAAAAGCAATCGCTATGTTAGATGAAGTCAAAGAGAGCATTATCAATGCTTATGAAATCAAGACGTCACTATCACGAACAAAAATTGCTCACATGATGGATGCGGAAACGTGGATGGATGCCAACAAAGCAATGCAACTCGGCTTTGCGGATGCAATCATTGGAGAACCCAATCCTGACGTACCACAAGTCGAAGAAACCTTTTCTGAAGTGGCGATTACCAACTCACTCATGGAGAAGATTGCTGAGAAATGCAAAATTCCTGAAAAGCAGGAAGAATCAACAAATACTATCGCTGCCGATTCCTTAATGGAACGGCTATTTTTATTGAAAAATTGGAGGAATTAACATGAACACAATGCAAGAAATGATGGCAAAACGCAACCAAGCATGGGAGGGAGCAAAAGCCTTTGTCGAAAGCAAACAGGACAAAGACGGGCTGATGTCTGAGGAAGATGCGGAAACTTATGCTGAAATGGAACAAAAGGTCAAAAATTATGGGGTAGAAATTGAACGTCTGCAAGCCATGGAACAAATGGAACGTGAACTGTTGAAACCCATGAGCCACCCTTTGACAACGCAACCTATGTCGGAAAACAAAACGGAACAAAAAACAGGTCGTGCCTCGAATGAATACAAAAATGCGGTGTTGACCGCACTTCGCTCAAATTTCAAACAAGTATCGAATGTTTTACAAGAGGGTATCAATGAATCTGGGGGCTACCTCGTGCCAGAAGAATATGATTCTCGTTTGATTCAAGGGTTAACCGAAGAAAACATCTTACGCAAACTCGGTACAGCTATCACAACCAGTGGCGAGCATAAAATCAATATCGCTGCCACCACTCCTGCGGCAAGTTGGATTGAAGAGGGTGGAGCGTTAAGTTTTGGTGAGGCAACATTCGACCAAATCTTACTCGATGCCCACAAACTCCATGTAGCCATCAAAATCACCGACGAATTGTTGTACGACAATGCGTTTAACCTGGAAAGCTACATCTTGGATCAATTCGCCAAAGCGTTAGCCAATGCGGAAGAAAATGCGTTCTTGAATGGAGATGGGGTCGGCAAGCCATTAGGCATTTTTGCGACAGACGGTGGAGGGCAAATAGCTGTGACGACCAACACCCAAAGCACAATTACAGCAGACGAAATCATTAATTTGGTGTATGCACTAGGACGACCTTATCGTAAAAATGCAGCATTTATCCTAAATGACCAAACGATTGCCCTACTCCGTAAATTAAAAGACAACAATGGTGCGTATCTATGGCAACCAGCCATTCAAGCAGGAGAGCCTGACCGCTTGTTTGGCTATCCTGTCTACACCTCAGCCTTTGTTCCAACGATTGCGGCAGGTCAACCTGTGATTGCCTTTGGCGATTTTTCTTACTACAACATTGGGGATCGTGGGGTGCGTTCATTCGACCAATTACGTGAACTATTTGCCGGAAACGGCATGGTTGGTTTCCTTGCCAAAGAACGTGTGGACGGCAAACTTGTCTTGCCAGAAGCTGTGCAAATCTTGAAGATGAAAGCATCCGCTTCGGCTTCGTAGGAGTGAGCCTATGAGCGATTTACTTGAAAATGTAAAAGCCAATCTCATCCTTGAGCATAGTGAAGATGATGAGCTGTTGAAACGATTGATTCTGACGGCTCTTTCTTATGCCGAAAGCTACCAACACTTAACGGAAGGCTATTATTCGGAAAATGAAATCCCAGCCACGACCGAGCAAGCGATTATCATGTTGGCTAGTCACTTCTATGAAAGTCGTGACGGGTCAACAGCTGGGTTCTTTTCGGATAACGTCAATGCGACTAGCCAAGTCTGGAACACGGTTAATTTGTTACTTCGGCTAGATAGGTGGTGGCAGGTATGAGCTTTGGGAAAATGAACCAACATATTCAGATCGTCAAAACGGTCAATCAAAAAGATAGTGCAGGTTTTGTGAACAAACAAGATGAAGTTCTAGCGAGTGTTCGAGCTTATAAGGAAGAAAAGAACTCAACTGAAAAATGGGTCAACCTTGCGACCTTTAGCTCTGCGACTTGTTTATTTCGCTTGCGGGTGATTCCGAATGTTTCGGCGACTACTGAAATGGTTATCATCTCGGAAAACGACAGGTATCAAATTATCTCGGTTGAAAACGTCAGAAACCGAGGCATGTACCTTGAAGTGTTGACTACGAAAGTTGAGGTGAGTGCTGATGGCTAGGGCAATGATGAAGATGCCAGAGGACTTCTTGATGAAGGTATCAAAACTAGAAAGCAAGACTGATGAAATCCTGCCACGAGTTTTAGAAAGTGGTGCTGAAGTGGTGGAAGCCAAAGTGCGAACCAATCTCTCGGCTGTTGTTGGAAAGAATACCAAGTTTGAAAGTCGGTCAACGGGTGAACTTGAGAAGGCTCTCGGTACATCACAGGCTCGTCAGGATAAGGATGGTAACTGGAATATCAAGGTTGGTTTTGATGAACCAAGGACTGACGGAGAATCGAATGCGAAAATAGCTAACATTCTCGAGTACGGTCGACACGGTCAAGCACCAAAACCATTCTTGAAACCAGCCAAGTCGAAATCAAGGAAATCTTGCATTGAGGCGATGAAGGCGAAACTCGAAAGCGAGGTAGAGAGCATTTGATTTTAGAAGAACTAAACACTCTACTTTCAAACCTCAACATTCCAGTTGAAACGGGCGAGTTCAGTGGTCCGGCTCCTGACGTTTATTCAGTACTGACACCACTAACGGATCGTTTTGAAGTCTACGGGGATAATTTGCCCACGATTGACATTTGTGAGGTTCGCATTTCGCTCTTTGTTCGTGGGAATTATCTGGAATTGAAGAAACAAATAACTCAAGCCTTACTGGGAGCCGACTTCACGATTACGGATCGGCTCTTTGTCGGTTTTGAGAAAGACACGAAATATTATCATGTGGCGATAGATGTCGCCAAGCAATATGAAATGGAGGGATAAGATGGCTACGATTGGATTGGATCAATTATTTTATGCACCGATTACGGAGTCTGCAACCACAGGCGAAGAAACCTACGGGACACCGGTCAAACTTGCTAAAGCAATATCGGCTGAACTGTCAGTTGAATTGGCAGAAGCGACCTTGTTTGCGGACGATGGTGCATCAGAAGTGGTCAAAGAATTTAAGAATGGGAAACTCACACTTGGAGTTGATGACATTGGTCGAAGTGTGGCAGCCGTGCTTGTTGGAGCAACAGTCGACCAAAATGGCGTCTTGATTTCAACAACTGAGGACGGTGGCACACCAGTAGCAATTGGTTTTAGGGCTCGCAAGTCGAACGGGAAATACAAGTACCTATGGCTATACCGTGTGAAGTTTGCCGTACCAAGTACAAGCCTTGCGACAAAAGGTGACGACATTACCTTCTCAACCCCAACGATTGAAGGAACAGTGATGCGCCGAAATAAACTTGATGGTCAAGGCAAACACCCTTGGAAAGCTGAAGTGGATGAAAACGATTCTGGAGTGGATACTGCCACCATCAGTGGTTGGTACACATCAGTGTATGAACCAGAATTTGTGGAAGGCTAGGAGGACGACATGACAGAAGAACGCAGTGCTAAGATAACGCTTGGCGGAGATGAGTATGAGCTTATCCTGACGACCAAGGCGACTAAAGAAATCGCTTCTCATTACGGTGGACTTGAAAACTTGGGTGAGAAGTTGCTCAAAAGTGAAAACTTTGAACTAGCCCTTGATGAAATCATCTGGCTGATTACGTTGCTTGCGAACCAGTCAATAAAGATTCACAATTTGAAGAACAAGGACAAGCGGGAGGAGCTCACAACTGAGTATGTCGAACTTTTGACTTCACCTCTTGAACTGGCTGAATACAAGTCGGCAATTACAGAAGCAATGTTCAAAGGAACAGCTCGAAATATTGAAAGTGAGCTTGAAATAAAAAACAAAGCAGGCGAGTAAGTGACGTTGAAACATTTACTCGCCTTTACTATTATGGAACGGTGCAAATGGGCATGACGTCAGATGATTTCTGGTTCTGTCCACTTGGATTGTTTCTTGATTTATGGGAGTGTCATAAGCAATTCACGGGTATCAGCAAGCCGAAAGTTGAGGTGTTTATTGATGATGTGATTCCAAGTGGAATTTAGGGGTTTCACATAAATATTCTTTTGTGCTAATAATGGCATTGAAAAATGGATAGGAGTATAATTTCATGGTTCGCGGTTAATTTTAATTGTGATTTATTCTAATTTTTGGAGTTGTGGAGATTTATGAAAAAACAAGAACCTATTCGTTATAAAGGTTTGAAAACAATGACACTATTAATTTGTTCCCCATTGTCCGCATTAGTCATAAAAATGATTATTGATTTCTTTTCTAGAGGTGCTAGATTAACTGTAGTGAATTTCATGTTTGGGCTTGTATCAGTTTTTTTGATTGGGGTTTCACTGACTCGTATGTGGATGCTCCTTCACGAAAAGGTCAAATTCTCCAAAGATATTTCATCTATTGACAATGAAGAACTCGATAAGCTGATTGACACGTATGAGTTACTTATTGTCGAGAAGGAAAAACGAACAGGGCAATCAAACTTGAATAAATTTTTGAACAGATTATAAGACGATGCATCAAAATAATCGACATTTGTAGGCATTTAGCATTTTTGCTAAGTGCTTTTTTAATGCACTAAAACAGGGAGGAGGTGAGGTTTAATGGCAGATAACTTTGGTTTGAAGATTGGCGTTGAAGGTGAAAAAGAGTTCAAGAACTCTCTTCGTGAAATCAACCAATCCTTCAAGGTGCTAGGTTCAGAGATGAAACTGGTATCATCTGAATTTGATAAAAACGACAAAAGCATTCAAGCGGTTTCCGCTAGAAATGCAGTCCTTAATAAGTCGATTGATGCACAGAAAGAGAAAATCACCACTCTTGAAAGTGCCCTTCAAAATGCATCCGCCAGCTTTGGAGAAAACGATAAGCGAACGCAGAACTGGGCGATTCAGCTCAACAATGCCAAGGCTCAACTGAACGGCATGGAGCGAGAACTAGCTGACAACGAGAAAGCAATCGACTCTATGGGGCAAGAAGAGGTCGAAGCGACTAAAGAAACCGATAAGCTTGGGAATGAACTCAAGGATACCGGTGAAGAGGCTGAAAAGTCTGGTGGCAAATTCGAGAAGTTCGGTGGAGTCCTTAAAGGCATTGGTGTAGCCATGGGAGCAGTGGCACTTGCTGCCGGTGCTGTCGCAATTGAATTAGGAAAACAAGTGGTATCAGCTTATGCCGACTATGAGCAATTAGTCGGTGGGGTTGATACCCTTTTTGGTGATGCCTCGAAAACAGTGCAAAAGTCGGCAGACAATGCCTTCAAAACAGCCGGGATGTCGGCAAATGAATACATGGAAACAGTGACTGGCTTCTCGGCAAGTTTGATCCAGTCGCTCAATGGTGACACGGCAAAAGCAGCCGGAGTCGCTGACCAAGCCATCACCGACATGAGCGACAATGCCAACAAGATGGGCTCGAATATGTCCGACATCCAAAATGCCTATCAAGGTTTCGCCAAGCAGAATTACACCATGCTCGACAACCTGAAATTAGGTTATGGCGGGACAAAAGGTGAAATGGAAAGGCTCTTAGCTGATGCCGAGAAAATCACGGGCAAGAAGTATAACCTCTCAAATTTTGCGGATGTGACCGAAGCTATTCACGCAATCCAAACCGAGATGGGCATTACAGGAACGACAGCCAAAGAAGCAACGGAAACCATTAGTGGCTCAATTGGTGGAATGCAGTCAGCCATTTCAAACCTGATGGCAGGACTAGGTAATGCCAATGCGGATATCGGTATGCTTATCGGGAACGTGATCGAATCCTTCAAAAACGTGATTAAGAACATCATTCCAGTGATTCAGAACATCGTCTCTGCTTTACCTGCTGTGATTGCTGCCGTAATTGGTGCAATTGGGCAACTATTGCCAACCTTACTTGAAGCAGTGACCTCATTGTTCTCGCAAGTCTTGCAGACGATTTTAGGCTTACTACCGACCTTGATTCCAGTAGTGGTTCAAGCAGTATTGACGATTGTTCAAACCTTGATTGAGAATCTGCCACTTCTCATCAATGCAGCCTTTCAATTGGTGACGACCTTGATTCAAGGTATCGGAGAAGCTTTGCCAGAGCTTATTCCGATCACGATTCAGGCAATTATCACGATTGTGAATGGTTTGATTGAGAACTTGCCGTTATTAATTGATGCCGCATTACAACTAATCATGGGATTGGCTCAAGGCTTGATCACGGCTTTACCGATTTTGATTGGCGCTTTGCCACAAATTATCACAGGTATCGTGAACTTCATTATCAATTCGATTCCGCTTATTATCCAGACGGGCTTCCAGTTGTTGACTTCATTGGTGACAGCTTTGCCTGACATTATTAATGCGATTGTGGCTGCCATTCCAGTCATCATTCAAAACATCTTGAATGCGGTAATCGGTGCCATTCCTCAGATGATTGATGTGGGGATTCAATTGTTGGTCGCCCTGATTGGCGCTTTGCCACAAATTATCACGACTATTGCGAATGCCCTACCTCAGATTATCAATGCGATTACTGGAACAATGGTTGGCAACATCGACAAAATTATCATGGCAGGAGTTAAGCTGCTAGTTGCTTTGGTTCAAAACCTACCCGCTATTATTTCGGCAGTCGTTCAAGCGGTGCCACAGATTATTACGGGTCTCGTGAACGCCTTTGGTGAGTATGTTTCGACCATGGGGAACATCGGGCTTAACCTGATTAAAGGTTTATGGAATGGTATCGCTGATGCGGGTGATTGGCTCAGAAATAAAGTTTCTGGTTTCTTTGGTGGCTTGGTGGATAATATCAAAGACTTCTTTGGGATTCATTCGCCTTCGACTTTATTCAGTGATGAAATCGGGAAGAACATGGCTCTAGGGATTGGCGTTGGGTTCGATAAGGAAATGACTGGTGTATCTAAAACCATGCAGAATGCCATTCCGACCGAATTCGATATGCCAAACTTTGATATTGATACTGGCATCCATACCGCAATCGACAGCACCTTCTCAATGCTTGACTTAGGAGCGAAGGTGGATGCACTGACCAATATTACGACTGAGATGTTCCCCGCTTTACTTAAAGCGATGGACATCAAGATTATCCTTGATGATGGAACGCTGGTCGGCCGTTTGGCTCCTGAAATTGATAAGAGCTTGGCGGTTTTGAAACGAAGAAATTATGCTTACTAGATGGGAGGTGGTAGCTTGAATGCTTTTATTGTAGACGGAACAATCAATTCACGGACTGACCTTGGTTTACGAATTACTCAAGTTCCGGTTTTGCCGACATCTGAACGAGTAGTTGAAAACATTGAAGTGGACGGACGAGAAGGGAATTTGACCTTTCTCAAAGGTTGGAAGGACATGACCTTCACGCTTAAAGCGCTAATCTGGGCAAAAGATGTGTGGACGGTGTGGCGTACCATCTCTCCACAAATCTTGAATGCCAAGACTATCAGCTTCTCAAATGATCCGTCTGTCTTTTATAAAATGAAAATCGTTAAGGCGAGTGGGTTAACGCAAGTGCTATCAAACATGTGGGAGTTTGAGCTTGAGGTTACCTGCTCGCCATTTCGTTATAAAGCCGGTGTGCCAACGATTAACCGAACCTCATCAGGAACGGTGACAAATATCGGGAATGTCTTTTCGCTGCCACGAATCAAGGTATATGGCAGTGGAACAAGGACGTTGACCATCAATGGCAAACCTATTATTCTTAACCTTCAATCGGAATACTTGATTATCGATAGCGAGCTGAAGGAATGTTACTACGGTGACGTGGCAACCAATAATCTAATGACGGGTGATTTTCCTGAATTTCGTGTGGGCTCCAATACGGTCACGCTTGGAACAGGAATCACCAAAGTCGAAATCGAACCGAGGTGGCGATATTTATGATGATTTTATATGACAAAACTGAATCGAATTTCAATCATAACGGACTAGCTGTCCTCGATAATGAAGTGATAAGCCCAGTTGTTTTCGAGCAACTTAATGGGCTTTTTTCTTTGGAGTTCGACTATCCAATTCGGGGCAAGTGGAGCGACAAACTTCGACCAGAGATGATTGTGAAATGTCCTGTGCCTGAACTTCAAGACCAACTCTTTCGAATCGTAGAACGTGATGATTCACTAGGAGGTTTGGTTCATATCGTGGCGCATCATATCTTTTACGACTTGGCAAAGAACCTCATTGAAGATACCTATATCGTGAATAAAAACGGGAGTGGTGCGTTGACACAGTTACTCGGTGCAACCACTGTCCCTCATAGTTTCTCGGGCACGTCCAATATAACTACGGTCAACAACGTCCGCTTAGTGCGATTGAATCCAGTCGAAGTCTTGCTTGATAGTGATTTGGATAATGGCTATCAAGCACGGTTCGGTGGTGAGATTGTCCGAGATAACTATTCGATTTCTATGCTTGCCCACCGAGGCAGTGACAATGGTGTCCAAATTCGAGACAAGAAGAATCTGACAGGTTACAAGTCGGATTTAGACTATTCGTCTATCGTTACTCGCATCATGCCGGAAGGATATGATGGTTTATTCTTGCCAGAAAAATATGTTGATAGCCCACTCATCAATAGCTATGTCAGCCCTAAAATCAAGATCACCAAGTATGACAACGTCAAAGTAGGAGATGAAGAAGGCGAGTTTGCGACCAAGGATTTGGCTTATGCGGAACTCAGGCGACTTGCAGCACTGGAATTTACGGTATCTCATATTGATAAACCGACTGCGACTTATGATGTAGAGTTTGCCCCACTTGAGCGAACAGAGGAATATAAGCAGTTTTCAAGTCTTGAGACGATTAATCTAGGCGATTTCGTCTCTGTCACTCATGCAGAGGACGGCTTTAGTGTGACCGCTCGAATGGTTGAGTACAGGTATGACCCCATTTTGAAAGCATTCATTTCTATCACGCTTGGGAACGTCATGCCGAAGTTCACCGATGTAGCAAAGGACATCAAGAAAGTCGATATCAAAGTGGAACAAGCCAAAGATGATGCCAACTATGCTTTGACTGCCGCCAATGGAAAGAACACCAACTTTTATGGTCCGGATACGCCAGCCAATCCAAAGTTAGGGGACGTTTGGTACAAAGAGAATGGCGACAAACTTGAAATGTGGGTTTATGAAAGCCGTGACGGGGTGACTCAATGGTATGCACTGGCCAATGACCTGACAGCAGTAGAAGTAAAACAAGCAGTTGCTCAAGCTCAGGAAGAATCAGCTGATGCGCTTGAAAAAGCCAATAACGCCTTTGATGAGGCAGTGAACGCCTTGGAAAATGCAAATCAAGCCAACGCAACTGCAAATTCTGCCAGCCAAGTCGCTGACTCAGCCTTTAACAAATCCGTGAAATCGTCAGTGGTCTCTTATGCGGTCGGAACAAGTGGGACAACCGCCCCAACGTCGGGGTGGCAAAGTACCGTGCCATCCGTTTCTTCAACCCAGTATCTTTGGGCGAGAACTGTGTTTACACTTCAGGACAACTCTGCGACAACTTCGTACTCGGTTTCAAAGCAAGGCGTAAAAGGCGACAAAGGGGATACAGGCGCCATTGGAGCAACGGGTTCGACAGGTAGTCCAGGTACTCCGGGGCAAAATGCGCCTACGATTACATCAGTTCGAGAGCAGTTTTACCTCTCAACCTCAAATACCACTCAAACAGGTGGCTCGTGGTCAAACACCATTCCCACTTGGTCGAGTGGCAAGTATTACTGGATGAGAGTGGTGACGACTTACTCGGATAGCTCAACTACAACCTCAACAGCCGTTCTTGACCAAGGGTTGAATCAATCATTGATATCGGCTCTTGAAGCCAAATCTGCGACTGAAACATTAACCACTACCGTAAATCAGCATGCCACAAAAATTGAACTGGCTGCGACCAACATTGCCAACCTTCAAGGGCGAATGACGACAGCTGAGTCGACACTCACCGTTCAGGCAGGTCAGATAGCTGCCAAAGCGAGCCAAACTTCGTTGGATAGCTTAACTGGCAGAATCACAAGTGCTGAGGCAAGTCTGACAGTTCAAGCAGGGCAAATCGCATCAAAGGCAAGTCAAAGTTCCGTTGATGCGTTGACAGGGAGGGTGACATCAGCCGAAACATTGATTCAACAGACTTCTGATACCATGCTCTTGAAAGTCTCGGAACTTCAAGATGAAATCGGTATTCCCTTCAAAGTGAAGAATTGGGAACAGGGGTCGCTTAACAAGAGTGATGGTTCAGAGATAACTGCCACGAACTATATCCGCTCAGAGTTCATTTATGTGGAGTCAGGTGATAAGTATATTGCTCAACGAAGAGATGGAACGTCAGTCACGTCTTACTATCACTTTTATGGTTTCACCTTGCCCTATGTGGACTATGTGCCAGCCCCCAAGCAGTATGTCGAGAAGTTGGCTGTTGGAACGTATGACAACACCACAATCCTTGATTACCTCAATTCGAAAAATGTCGAGACCTTGTCTATCACTGGCTCAGTAACATCAAACCCATATGCCTCAGCTGAGGACTATCTGGCAATTTACAAATTACCTTTAGGCGGTCGAGTTTTTCCGAACACCATCACTTGGAATGGTCGAAAAGACACGTCCGACAATATCGTCTTACTTTACGCAGGAGGATCTTGGCAACCCATCGATACAATCACGAACTCAAGTAATGCCCTTCATTCTTGGACTTTGACGGATGAGCAGAAAGCAGATATGACAGGGGATAACCTCTATGTTGCCTTCTTTTCCATCAAAAACGGTACTTATGCTGGAATCTATAATACAAGCACTTCACCATTTACGTTGAACCCACTTGATGAATCGGCGTATGTGCAGGTGTTTTATCAAAACACGTCTAGCGCTGTGACTGTTCCTAGTAATGCCCTCAAGATGCGAGTGAGAGTGAATACCACAATAAAACCTGAGGAGTATGACGGGAATGTTTTCTCGGATACGGCAAGGGCGGACTACTCAAAAGCCAATACCGTCTATTCCGCGATCCTTATGCAGAAAGATTTGATTAACTTGAGGGTTGGCAAAGGAGATGTGATCAACCAAATCAATATCTCGCCAGAAAGTATTTTGATTGCAGGGAATAAAGTGCATATCACGGGAACAACGACGATTGACAATGCCGTTATCACCAGTGCCATGATAAAAGATTTATCGGTGACCAATGCGAAAATCGCGGATGCCACGATTGCCAGTGCCAAAATTGCAAGTCTTGATGCGGCAAAAATTACGACAGGTACGCTAAATGCTTCACGGATTGCCGCAAATTCCATTACCGCTGACAAGCTCGCCGCAAATATCTTAACAGCAATTACGGCAAGCTCATCTATCCGAATAACGGGCACGACCATTGGGTACTACTCAGGATCAACTTTGGTCACTGAAATCAACTCGCAAGGGATGACCATTCGTCGTGATGGGACAACGGTTGGAACCATTGGAGCAAACAATATCAGCGGCCATAATGATTGGCGAGGGTTAGTCTTTGATTTGGAATACGGCACAGAGTATATGTCTTGGGCACATCAAGATAGTTCTAGCGCAAGTGCTTATACTCAAAAGCTAACATGGTATGCTTCAAAACTTCAAAATGGCATGGACAAAGGCTTTCATTTTAGTGATATTGTCTATTTTGATGACAAGATCGGTGTTTCCTACTCTGATGGCACAACACGTCACGTGAGGTTAACGACTACCACGATTTCATCCGTTTATGAAACCATTCAGTCGGGAGGTGGAACAGCAGGTATTGTTTTTGCTGGAAACAATCTTTACCTTTGTGATGATGGCGTTTATGTGGACTTTGGGATTATCCGAGAGATTTGTAAGAAGTTGGCAGGAAAAACAATTGTGTTACCCTCAGCGATTAATAGTAGTGGACAAATTACGAGTTGGTATCCCGCCCAAACGTTTAATTCATGGACGCAATACAGTTAGGAGGCTGTGATGGAAGAGAAACCAAGCAATGCATTAACACGTGAATTTCATCAACCCGAAGCACCTATCCAATTATCAACGGATATGGTGGAGTTATTGGTTTTGGTGGTGGATGATTTATGCATACAAGTTGGAGAATTAAAGGAGAAAGTAGCAAATGATAAAGTTAAAAAATAACGAGTTGGTTGGCAGTTTACAGTTTCTAGAAAAAGCGGAATTAAAACCCAAGGCAAGTCGACTTCGTACCAAACTAAAAAGGCTCGTCCAATTCAAAATTGATGAGCTTTATAAAGATGAAGTGGAGCTCTTAGAAAAATTTGGTAAAAAAGATGACAACGGTAAACTGATTCAACTAGACGGGAATTTCAGCCTGATTGAAGCCACCGCAGAAGAATATCATCAAGAAAAGGCGGAACTCATCAATGAGTCCGTATCCATTAATGTAGATGAACTCAAGGAGCAACTGCCTTTTTTGCTTGAAGGATTGGAAAGTAGTGAGATGATCGTATCAGGAACCGATGCAGAAATATTGGATTTGTTGTTAGAAAAATTGGAGGAGGAAATACGATGAAAGAAACATGGAACACTATTCAAGTAGGAATGGTGGCACTAGGTGGCTTTGTCGGTTGGTTCTTAGGTGGCTTTGATGGTTCGATTTACACGCTTTGTGCTTTTGTGGTGGTGGACTATATCACGGGTGTACTTAAAGCGATTGTCGAGCATAAACTGGCCAGTCACATTGGAGCAGAAGGAATCACCAAGAAAGTGATGATTTTTCTTCTGATTGGGGTAGCTCATCTCTTGGATGTAGAAATCATTGGCAATGGCAACGTCCTGCGAGACGCTGTCATTTTCTTTTACCTCTCAAACGAGGGGATTTCCATTATTGAAAACACCATTCAATTAGGTCTACCCGTACCACAAAAATTGAAAGACATTTTAAATCAAATCAACGAAAACAAGAAGGACAAGTAAATGGGCATTTCATCTTTAGCAAGTAAATATGGTTTTCAAGACTTCCCGCATTTTAGCAACGGACGTTCTGGAGCCAAAGTCAACAAAATTATCATCCATCATATGGCAGGAACAAACTACGACATCGTACCGAGCATTTGGAAAACTCGTGAGGCGAGTGCTCATTACGGTATCGGGAAAAACGGGGAGATTCGAGCGTATGTGGATGAGAACAACACCGCATGGCACGCAGGCAATTGGGAAGCCAATATCTCAAGCATTGGCATTGAACACGTGAACACAACAGGAGAACCCTCATGGCAAGTGGCACAAGCAACGATTGATGCAAGCAGCAGGATTTGTGCGAATATTGCCAAACGCTATGGGCTAGGTAATCTTGTAGTCGGTAAAAATTTATTTAGCCATAGTGATTTTTCAGCCACCTCTTGTTGTGGCCCCTTCTTGAAACCACGATTACAAGAAATCTGTAATAAGGCGAACACCATTCTAAACGGTGGAGCATCAACACCACCAGCAACAAGTGGACTATATCGAGTACGAAAATCTTGGGGTGATGTGAAGTCACAAAAAGGGGCGTTCAAGGATTTAGCCAATGCCAAGAAATGTGCCAATCAAAATGCGGGATACGCCGTTTTTGACGAAAAAGGCAATAAGGTCTATCCAAATTCATCTGCTGCACCAGCAGTTAAGACTTTGACGGTTCAGATTAATGGATTGAACATCCGCAATAAGCCTAGTCTTAGTGGTGCAATCGTTGATTTTTACAACAAAGGGGCTTCTTGGACGTTGCCAAAAGATGAGAAACTTGTTATCGCTGATGGTTGGGTCTGGGCAAGAGCACCTAAAGGTTATTGTGCCGTAGGTAAAAATACAGGTAAATCCGAAAGTGATGATTATATTTTCATCAATTAAATAAAGCCAGTAAGCGTGATTGATGTCATACTTGCTGGCTTTTTTGCGTTTTAGGGTTCGATTGCTCTGAATTTTTTGTTTATGAGTATAGGGAAAAGAAAATTATTAGTCACGGGGTTTATTTTTAATGATTTTCTTTGCCTGTAACTTAGGAGGCGATAAAGATGAATCAAGAACAGAAAGAACAAATAATAAATCTAAAAAATAAGAGACTCGGTTATAAAAAAATTGCAACAGAAAAGAAAGTCATCCAGATTTCGGATAAAACGGAGGTCGATTCATTAGATGGTAAAAATACTTTTGAACAACATCAAACAGATTTCATTTACCAAAGTGCCATTATCCAATTGAAGAAATTACTAGAAAACACTTTGATTTCAGTAGATGAATATCGTCAAATGGAGCAAGAAATCAGACAAGAATTATGTCCATATTTATACGAGTTATATTCTTCGTAATCGTTGCTATAATTGGATTTATTAGCTAATATGTTACTACCAAAGAAAGAGGTGAGACAGTGAAAAAGATTACGAAAATTGATAGCCTTGCACAAGTCAAATCTAGCAAACTGAGGGTAGCAGCTTATGCTCGAGTATCCACTTCTAGTGAGGAACAACTCCTAAGCTTGGAGAATCAAAAGTTGCATTACGAACAGCGAATTCTAGCCAATTCAAAATGGGAATTTGTGGAGATGTATTTTGATGAAGGGATTTCTGGAACAAAGATTGATAAGCGTGATGGATTAAAGCGACTGCTACAAGATTGCGAAAATGGAAAAGTAGATTTTATCTTAACTAAATCCATAAGCCGCTTTTCAAGAAATGCTTTAGATTGCCTAGAGATGGTCAGAAAACTCAATGACCTAAATATTTTCATTGAGTTTGAAAAGGAAAATATCAATACTCAAACAATGGATGGGGAGTTGATGCTTTCCATATTAAGTAGTCTGGCAGAAAGTGAATCAAGATCATTGTCCCAAAATACCAAATGGGGCATTGAAAAAAGATTTCAAAATGGCACTTACAAGATTGGCTATCCACCTTTTGGTTACGATTGGGTAGATGGTGTTATGGTTATCAATAAAGAACAGGCATTGGTTGTAAAAGATATATTTGCAGATGTTTTAAAAGGTACAAGTACTGGAGACATCGCTGAAAAACTAAATCAACAAGGAGTAACCACCAAACGTAGAAAAACATGGCATGGCACAACCATTCGTGGCATCATCAAGAATGAAAAATATATCGGAGATGCTTTATTTGGAAAAACATTCACGGATGATTCCTTTAAGAGAAAAATCAATCGTGGGGATAAGAACCAATATTTCATGGAAGGGCATCATTCAGCAATTATTGATAAAGAAACATTTGATCAAGCACAACAGATGCTGGTTCAAAATGCCAAATCCAAGAATATTGTTCAAGATGATGATAAGTATCAAAATCGGTATAGTTTTTCTGGAATATTGAAATGTGGTGAATGTGGTGGAACTTTCAAAAGGAGAATCCAAACCAAGAACAAAAATGAGAAGTATGTGGCTTGGGCTTGCACGACACATCTTAAAGACAAGTATTCTTGTAGCAAGAAGTTTATCAAAGATGAACAGATAAAACTCGCATTCATCACCATGATGAACAAACTTGTTTTTTTCCATCAAATCTTGCTAAAGCCATTGCTTTCAGATTTACGAGCTACCACTTATACCGTTGATAATACTCAAATCGCAGTTCTTGATGCCGAGTTAGAAAAACTGAAACAGCAACAGGATAATTTGGTTCAGTTTGTTGCCAATGGTTATATTGAAAGACCAACATTTGTAAAAGAGCAAAACCAACTGACCAAGGAAATGGATGATTTGGAAAATAAACGGAAGATGCTAACAGGTTCTATTTCCAAAGGCTTTGATAACTTGGAAAGATTAGAAGAACTGGTCAAGTTTACGAAGCAAGCTCAGATGCTTACTGCTTTTGAGGATTCACATTTTGATAGCTTTGTAGATGAGGTAATAATTCTTTCAAGAACAGAATTGGTATTTAAATTAAAATGTGGTTTGAAACTAAAGGAAAGGCTGGTGTAAACAATGAAACATATTCCTTACGGCTACAAAATAGTTGATGGCAAAGTTGAAGTTGATGAAGAAAATGCTAAACAAGTCAAAATGCTGTTTACTAGATTTCTTGAGGGTGATTCACTTGCTGCAGCAAATAAGAATTGTTCCTTAAACTTTACCCATAGTCAAGTTGGTCGGATGCTTGAAAAAGGAGAATATTGTGGGGATGAATTTTACCCAGCAATTATTTCAACTGAAGTTTTTGAACAGGTACAAGAGGAAAGGTTAAAACGAGCAATCAAACTGGGACGGTTGGATAAAGCCAAACCAACTATTGTAGCTGAACCTACGACAAAGTTCAAAATGAATACATGCACAGAGAAATTTTCAAATCCTTTTGAACAAGCAGAATATATTTACAGCCAAATAGAAAGAGAGGTGCAGAGCAATGATAACTAA